AATATGACATCAGGTGAGGTTGGATGCACCACATCGCATCTGAAGGCCATGAAATATTATCTTGAAACGAGTGATAGTCCTTATGCAATTATGATGGAGGATGACTGTAGTTTAGATCTTGTTAAGTTTTGGAATTTTAAATGGAGTGAATTATATGGTCACTTTCCATATGATTATGATGTTGTCCAACTTGCAATCATATGCACTGGTGATATACATGTAAGATTGCATAAAAGATTTGTTAATGATTTCTCTACAGCGTGTTATGTAATCAGTCGTAGTCATGCTGAAAAACTTGTTAGATTTCATTGTCGTAACGATAAGTATAAGTTAGATCAAGGTGTAAAACCGAGAGCAGTGGCTGATGACTTGATATACAACTCTGGAAATACATTCGCAATACCTCTTTTAGTTTACAAATTTGAATTGGGTTCAAGTATTCATCCTGTTCATATAGATGCATATCATAAACATAATTATGAAGCACAAGTAAATTTTTGGACACAGAATGGTGCAAACATTGATATCGCTGACTACATGAACTATGATCCATATCTTGGTCGTGTTACAGAAAGCAGTGCAGGTAAGTGACAGTCACATAAGTGATTGTCATATATTGACAACATTTTTATAATCTGTTATTATAAATAAATCAACTGTCACATGTGACAGTTTATAGTCAAAGGACTCGAAAGATCGTAACCCTGTGGCGAATGTTTAAACTATCCTCTGTCGGGGATGGTTCCATCCGCAGGGAAAACTCTGCGAGACACTATAATTCAACAATGTCTATTAAATCAATCGCAGCTCTTGCTGCCTCTCCATTCCTATTCGCTGGTGCTGCGTTTGCTGGCCCATATGTTAATATTGAATCAAATTCAAGTTTCACTGGATCTGACTACACAAGCACAGCAACAGACCTAGCAATCGGATATCAAGGTGCAAACTGGTGGGTTCAAGGTGGCCCTGTAGTTACATCACCTGACAATGGTGATTCTTCAACAGATCTACTTGTAAAAGCA